TCAGAATGTTGGAAGCGATGTCCGCCGCTTTACCCAAATCAATTTCCCCAGCCGTCGCAAGAGACAGCATCCCGGGCATTGCTTGAAGGGTTTCGTTTGTCTTAAAGCCAGCCATGGCAAGGTACTGCATGCCTTGCGCCGCCTCGCTTGCCGACCACACCGTAGACGCACCAAGACTGCGAGCTTGTTCTTGAAGAGCCACGAGCTCTTTTTCGGTCGCGCCCGAAACGGCGGCCACAGAAGACATTTGCTTCTGGAAGTCACGGCCAAGGTTTATCACCCTATCCGCGCCGGATCTTGCGTAGGTTACGGCCCCCGCGAGATATGCGGCATTCAGCGACATCTCCCCTGTCAGGCTGCGGGCATTTGACAACAAAGCTGCCCTTTTGGTCATGAAACCGTTCGTTCTTTCGATCGTCGCCTGTAACTTGGCTTCCTGTGCAAGCATCTTTCCGATCGACTGACCTTGAAGACCGTTCGCTCGAGTAAGGGAATCTACGAGAGACTTCTGCCTACCGTATGCAACGTTAGCTTGATCGAGAGCGGCTCGCGCAGTCCTCAATTGCGAGCTTGTAGCGCGTGTTCTTGTCCCGTTCTCGGAAATTCCTTGTGTCAGTCGTTCGAGCTTGCCTCTTGCCTCTGCGGCCCTGTTCTGAAGCGCGTTCATCGCGTCCGCGGCTTTTCTGGTCGCAGAAACATCAGCCAAACGCTGTTGCAGTCCCTGCATCGCGGCGTTCGCGCTTTGCACACCCGAAACATTGGCTAAACGCTGATTCAGTCGCTGCATGTCAGCGGCAACATCGGAAATAGACTTCCCGGCGTTCGCAAAGATCTTATTGAACCCAGCCTGGATTTGAGCGGAAAGCACGAACGCCATCGTCATGGCTTTTGAGTCCATGAGACATTCCTCCAAAAAAGTTCAGGCAATAAAAAAGGCGCTTTAGCGCCCAAATCATTGAAAGAATGTAGAAAACTCAATGTTTCTTCAGAGATCCCACAAGAAATATGTCAGACCGACAACGCAGATGACGATCCACCAAAAGTAAACACGCCCCAACGCCTGCGCCCCCATGAAATCTTCGCCCTCTCTTTGTGACGGAACGAACACAGGAAGGGGGGCGTCCCGGAGACTGTTCTTGAACTGCTCACTGAAGAAATCTCCATCCTGTCTCATCTCACTACTCCTTATAGCATGAGACGATTATACGCTTCACTTCAGTTTTCTTTTCTCTTCTTCCAATTGGTTACAAATTACCTCGCACCACGAGCTCAACTCACACAGTGGTTCCACTGACCAGTTCGCCACGCCGTCCTTCATGACGCGAGCAACACGTACGCAGAGCGTTTTAATCTGGTCATCCGGATCCTTTTGCAGATCGAGCCCTATGTGAGCAAAAAAGCGCTCACCTCCTGAGCGATTGCGCAATATTCCTTGGCCGGCAGTGCATCGAAGAATTCAAATGGCTTCTTCGACGCCTTGGCTGCCAAAATGACGCAAAAGTCCATATCCGCCGCTGGCATTGCGTTGAAATTACCTAAACGCATCCATTCCCGCTTCGCGGCAGAAACATCCTTGCCACTCAGCCCGTCAAGGTCAAGATCCACCTCTTTGACCTCTTCTCCCTCGAACTTAACGGGCGTTTTGAAAACGTGTTTCATAATCTACTCCTCAAACTCCGGTGATACGCAGACGGAAGACGGCCGGAGTCCTCCGCCTTGTCGGAAGCGCTTCCTATCCCTCTGCGAATCATCGGTTTAGTTCATGCCCAGATCCGCACGCACGGATGCGAGCTGGTCTTCGCCGCCGATCTTGGCGATGAAGTTGAACTTGTCGATTTCAACGACCTCTTCCCCGTCAACGTAGAGCTTGATGTACGAGACCTCAAACTCCTGCTCGCTGTCGGTCTGAGCGCCCGGCTCGAAAGAGCCCAGGTTGTAGGACTTCGGCATGACCTTCATCGTGGCGCGGACAGCAACCGTTTCATAGGTACCGCTCGCGGCATCGTGGACCTGCTGAGAGCCGCGGGCGTCGATCTGATGAGCGCCGTGCTGCAGAAGCTTGGCCGCCTCCTTTTCGATCGTGCGCCAGTGGAACGTGGTCGTCATGCTCTGGAAGTGGCCTCGAACAGGCGTCTCCACTTCACCGGAAATGCCCGAGCCGCTCACCGTCTCAGACATCGCCTGAATCTGCGGCAGATCGATCGTAGCCAGGCCGAGAACCGTGTTGTTCTCGTCGTAGACCCGGAAGTTGATCAGCTTCTCGGGAACCTTGTTTGCACCGTTTGCCATTCAAGCCTCCTTAGCCGAAAAGCGTTTCAAGATACTGCGGGTCGTATTCAAGGATGAACTCGATCTCGCGGTTCGGACTGGGCGGCGTGATGTACACATGGAAGCGTGCGATGCCGTCCATCAGATCAGTGGTCGGGTTCTCGGACTCGAGGAATTCGACGCGACCGCCAAGGATGAACTGACGCGCAGCCAGGCCGTTGAGCCAGATGTTCGCGGAATCCACGATCGTCTCAACCTGACGGCGATTGAGGGGATAGTCCACCCGCTGCCAGTAGGTCTGAATGAGCACATTGCCGACCCAGGCGAACATGCGCTTCAAGGGAATGAAAGTGTCCTTGACATCGGTCTTGCCCGGATAGGCCGCAGTGCGGTTGCCCCAGCAAACCCAGCCGCCAATGAAGTTCAAAGCGGTCACGATGCCCTGTCCGTTCAGGTAGGCGGCAGTGTCAGGCCCCAGGACAACTTCCTTGCCGGACGCCGTCACAGCTGCCGTCATCTGCAGCGTCTTGTTGGACGGAGAGACATACGGCACATCGCTGTTTTCGCCATCAGTGCGGCCGATCAGGCCGGCAAGCTGAGTGGAGAAGTGGAACACCGTGCCGGAAAGGCTCAGCATCGGCCAGCACACCACCTGGAGAGGATCGACAACGTTGTTGTTGTTCTTCCACTCGGCAACGCCGCTGTAGGCATCAACCGTTTCCGTCGGCACGTCCACAAGGGCGATGCAACGGAAGTGCTCGTTGATGTTGTCGGCCTTGGCCGCCATGACAGCAGCGACTTCAGGGTCACCGGAGAAGCCGGGGGCAAGAAGCACTCCAGGCGTCAGACGGAAGCGCGGGAAGCACTCATGAATGAGCTCAAGTCCCTTCTTGGTTGCGCCATCAGCGGACACGCCGCCGATGACATCGGCAGACGTGACCTTGGACGGGTCGAGCTTGCTTGCGGTCAGGCTCAGAGCCTCTCCGACGGGCACCTTGAAGCCGGACGCACCCTTGATCGACGTGATGACCAGATAGCCATCATCATCGAACGCCAGCGTGTAATCCGTGTCCAGTGCATAGGTGTTGTCGCCATGCTTGAGAACAACGGAGCCAGGCAGAATGCCTTCTTCCTCAACAGTCGCAGCGCCGGTTGAGGCGTTGAGCGTCACGGAAACCGTAGTCACGGAACTCGTGTGCTTGGCGGGATCCAGGACATTCACAATGATCACCGGAGCGACGCCAAAGAGCGCGAACTGCGAGTAGATGAACTCGCTGATCGAAAAAGCAAACTTCTTCAGGCCGCCAACGCCGGCTTTTGCCGGAGCAAAGCCGAACTTCTCAACGGCCTCAGCGTAGCTGTAGCACAGCTGCGGCTTATTGACATTGGCCAGATCCGCCTGATTGATCGGCGCCGTGCCGATGATCATCGGAATGCCGGCCGCAACCTGCACAGGCGGCAGGATCGAGGTGGGTACCTCGGAAACATGGACACCATGGTTGTAAGCCATCGCTATTTCCTCTTAGTTAAAACATTTCTCACAAAGCCATAAAGGGGCGTGCCGCGAGTTTTCGCAGCGGACCGCGCCTGCTGCAGGCCGGTAACCGGAACCATGAGCCGCTCAACGTCAGGGATCTCTTTGATGATCTCTCTCACATGGAACGGAAAGGATCCATCAGCAAAGACCGTTCCCGAAGGGAGTCCCTTCAGACTCGGTCCGATGTAGACAAGCTTGATCATCCAAATGTCTCCGAATTGAGCGTTTCGAGCGCGACTGGCGAGAACCACTCCCAGGTCGTTGTCACGTCGACCTGCCAGAACGGAAAAGTCGCGTCATCGTGGACAACCCACTTGACGGGAAGGGTCAGCTCGTACCGCTTGTCAAGAACCCTGTTCGGCAAGTTCATCAAAGCCTGGCGGATCCTGTGAACGATGTTCAGGCAATCCGCATAGCCATTCATCGGCTGCGTAACATCACCGAAATCATCTTCTCCGGTGTATCGGCAGCCGACAATCAGCTCGATCGTTCCGGTTGTCAGCTCCTCGACCGCAGATACTTCCTTGGGGCGAACGATGACGAACGGGAACGGATCCGGAATGTCGTCAGCTCTGCGTGGCAGGTAGCCATCGACAACTGTCACGGGCCGCATGATTCCCTTTTCGTCAGGCATCTGTATCCCGGACGTCGCCTTGGCGATCAGCTCGCGCAAGGCGCGGCAAAGCATCAGCTCATTCACTTTTGTTTCTCCAGCAGGTACTCGACTTCATGATTGAGGCGCTTCTCGAACGTTTCTCTCATCAGATCGCTGACCTGCTGAGACTCTTCCCCGAGCATGGAAGGAACAGACTGGCCGAACCTCTTGGAGATCGGCTTGCCCTTGCGCCTGCGGCCTCTTGTGTCGACATAGACGCGCGAACGCGCCTCCTTTTCTTCTCGAATGAAGATGTGGCCACGCCACTTGAAGCCGGTCTTGAGCTGAAGGGATTGTCCGCGCCTCGCTTGCACCCGGACAGGCTTTCGCTTGTCTCCAGTCGTGCTTTCAGTGCGAGGCGTATGGATGAAGTCGCGCAGCGGCAGTCCGCCGCCTTTGGAAACCAGCTCGCCTGCGAGTCTGCCTGGATTGGCCCGTTGCACGGCAAAGGTGTTCTTTATCGTGCCGGTCTTGATGCCAAAGCGCTCACTCACGATCCTTCCGGATTTCGTGCGACCTGTTTCCAAGGCGCGATTGATGGCCCTGGAAGCGGCTTTTTCGACTCCTTTTGGAATACCCTGCAGCTTCTGCCTGGCACGCTCGAGAGCGCCGTCGGTTTCGACCTTCAGCTTCATCGTCCAGCCTCGTTTTCATCAAGCTCGATAACAAGCATTCCCTGCTCAAGCGATGTGCTCTGGACAGTGTGAAGAGACTCGTCGACGCGAAACAGGTCGCCCTGCCTTGGGCGCGGTACAGCCCCCTGCTTCACATAGACCCGGATGCCGCCCACGGCGACACCTTCGGACCATGCCAAAACCAGCTCTGGCGAAATGTCAGCAGTGATATTGCGATCGATCACGCACTTGACGCGTCTGCCGTTGAGAGAGTGAACCTCGGCGAACTCATCAAGGTTGAGAAAGACATCGCAGACATCCTTGCAAAACATATCCTTAATGTTCATGGCTCACTCCGCAGCAGGGCGGTTGCCCGCCCCTTTGTGATTAGATCTGGCCGATCACGAAGGACTCAGGATGACGCACGGCGACATCGAGAGACTGCAGAGCA